GTGCAGCGCGTTGCCACCTGCATGCCGCGACCGCCAATGGCGGCCGCGCAGACCTAATCAACATCTCCCGACCCACTCATTCGACAAACTCCCCGTTTCGCAGGAGAATCCCTTGGGGAGAAGGTGGTCCGAAGGACCGGATGAGAGGGCCTTAAGTCGCCCCTCACCAGTTCGGCCAATGACTTATGGCCGCGCCATCAGCGTCGAAGTTGGATCACGTGTGGAGCGCGCGCCCATAAATCATTGGCCTCACGTCCTCTCCCCCGGAGGGGAGAGGGGGCGTGTGGCGGGCTTTGTGGAGCAATCGGGTGGCGGCGGTGATGGCGTCGAGCGGCGAGCGAGAGCGGCGGGCCTTGACGTGGGCGATGCGGGCTTCGGGCAGCAAGGGAAAGGTGACGATGGAGATTTCCCAAAGGTCGACCTTGGCGAGCCGCCGGATGCCGGTCTTGGCGTCGCGGCGGCCGCGGATGGCGCGGAAGCCGATCGAGAGGCCGTCGAGGGCGCCAGCGCGCATGAGCGAAAGCACCTCGCGGGCGCGTACGACGTCGAGCATCAAGCGCCCGCGCACGTAGAGGCCGCGCGCATCCTCCGTTAGCTGATCCCATACACCGATGGGCTCGCTGGGGTTATGCTGGAAGAGCATCTTGATGCCGGCTGCCCCGCGCATGGCGATGCTCTCGCGGAAGGCGCCGGGCAGCACGATGTCGTGGCCCATGTCCTCCTTGTTGAAGAGGCTGGCGTAGCCGGCAAACGTGCCGTCGGCTTCCACCCGCTTCAGGTTGAGCGGGGTGAATTTGAGCTCGGGGGCAGGGTGGGGCATGGGGCGTGAGGTGGTGAGTGGTGAGATCGTTAGGTGGGGCCACCGATGGCCGCGGGGATCACTTACCCGCTGGAACAGCGGTGCTCTTGACTTCGTCGCCGCCCGTGATCGGGCCGTAGCCGACGGCTGAGCGCTTCTCGTTGGGGGTGAGGAAGTTGGCTTTGTCGATGCGAGTCCAGAGCGCCTCGCGCTCGGAAGAGAGGGCTTCGATGGCGTCGAGGTCGGGGCGGAGCTGCAAGATGCCCTTCGACAAGCTCAGGGCTGGGTTGGTGGGTGAGGCGGTGCTATCGGCGAAGGCGGGGGCGAGCCAGGCGGAGAGGGCCTTGGCGGTGCGGTTGACGAGAGGGAGGACGGTCTGGCGCCAGAAGGTGCGGGTTGCCTCCTGGTAGTTAGAGTAGGTGTTGTCGCCGGGGATGGCGAGCAGCATCGGCGGCACACCGAGCGCGAGAGCGATCTCGCGGGCAGCGACGTGCTTGGCCTCGATGAAATCCATATCCTTCGGTGTGAGAGACATCGACTTCCAGTCGAGGCCACCTTCGAGCAGCAGCGGGCGGCCGGCGCGGGCGGCGCCCTGGAAGCCCTGCTCCAGCTCAGACTTCAGGCGGTCGTATTGCTCGGGGCTCAGATTGCCGTCTCGAGAGGTGTAGACGAGGGCGCCGGAGGGACGCGCCGAGTTGTCGAGCAGCGCCTTGTTCCAGCGCGAGGCGGTGTTGTGGGTGTCGATGGCGGCGGCGGCGGCCTCGATGGGGCTCATGCCGTAATAGTCATTGACGGGGTTGAACAGCTTGACGTGCAGGATCGGACGCACGCCGGGGAGGACCTCGCCCGCGAAGCGGACGGTGTTGCTGTCGGCGGTGTACTCGAAAGCCTCGGGCCAGCCCTCGGGACCTGGCACCACCTTCATGCGGTCGGGTCGCAGCGCATGCAGCTCGCGCAGGCTGCCGCCGATGGCGACTGCTTCGAGGTAGGCGTTGCCGGAGACGAGCAGGAAGCCGTACCAGGATTCCAGTAGGTCGGGTGCGCTGCTGACCGGGTTGGGGCGGGCGATCAGGTCGAGGAGCGGATGCTCGGTGATCTCCTCGTCGCCCGCGTAGAGGAGGAGCGGCACGCTGGCCGCGGCCTCGGCCACCATGCGCACGGACCGGTAGACGATGGCATTCTGCATGAAGCCTTCGCGGGCGAAGGCGGCGTAATCGCGCGGACTCCACACCGGCCGGTGCAAGTTCTCAAAGGCAACGAGGTGGCCGGTGCGGGAGGCTTTGGTTTGGGGAACGGCACCCCCACCCCTGACCCCTCCCCGCAAGGGGGAGGGGAATTCGGTTGCGAGCCGGGTAAGGGCGCGGGCCAGCCGGCCGGGTACGGAGCGTTGCGGCTCGGGCATGCGTGGATGCTCCGGGTGAGCGGGCTATTGCAGCCCTTCTCCCCTTGGGGAGAAGGTGCCCGAAGGGCGGATGAGGGGGCCTTTGTGGGTCAAGCAAGCAAGCGGCCCCTCACCAGCTCGGCCGAATGACTTACGTCCGCGCTTCACAAGTAGGCGTCCGCGGCGATGCGAAGGTGCGCGGCCGTAAGTCATGGCCTCGCGTCCTCTCCCCCGAGGGGAGAGGGCCATCGCCGCATGCGCGCGTGATCACATCAGGTGGATGCGCGGGTTGCAGGTGGTGGTGGTGAGCATGGGTTCAATCAAGGCGCAGCGGCTTGTGTTGGGTCTGCGCAATCGCTTGACCCAACCTACACCCTCACCCCCAACCCCTCCCCGCAAGGAGGAGGGGAGTCCGCGCAGCACGTTCCGCCAGCGTGCGTGATCACATCCCGTGGATGCGGGGGTTGCGTTGGACGGTGAGCATCAACTCGGTGAGGGCCCAGACGAGGGCGTCGAGGCGGTCGGGACTTTTCCCGTTGGCGAGACCGTCGGCGGCGAAATCGCACATCTGCCGCTCGAGCTCGGGGAACTCTCCGACGTGAGCGACGCGGCCCTCGGCGTAGAGCGCTGAGATCGGCTCGGCGCGCAGGAACTTGCCGCGCGAGGCGTACACCTTTTTCACGGGTATGTTGGCGTCGATGCCCTTGAAGACCTGCACGACTAGGTCGCCACCCTGGTTGGTCTCAACGACGATGCGATCGGCCTGATAGTCGCGGTAGGCAGCAACCGCGGCGTGAGCCCAGGTGGCGGGGTCGCGGCCCTGGATCGTGCGGTCGCCGATGACGTAGCCGCGCCCGTCGACGCCGAGGCCGGCGATGACAATGCCGCAGCTGTCGGCTCCGGCGGTCGAGGTGACCGGAGGATCGACGGCGACGACGATGCGCTTGAGCTCGGGGCGCGCGGAGAGGCGTGCCTGTGCCAGCCAGTGGCGTTGCCATAGGCCGTTCATGCGGTCCTCGACGATCTCACCATCCAGCTCCTGGCGGCCGATCGGCGTGCCGGCGTACCGCCGCTGCATCTCATCGAGGTAGGCCGGTGACAGATTGACTGTGTTGTCGATCGTGCGCGAGCGGTCGGTGACCGTGGCGGGGTCGTCCATGATCTTCTTCAAGAGCTCGATGGGGCGCGGTGTAGTGGTGACAATGCATTGGGGCTGCGGGCCGAGCCGCAGCGCAAACTGCAGGTTGTCCCAGGCGCGCTCGGGGCGGCGCCACTTGCCAAGCTCGTCGCACCAGGCGGCGTCGAACTGAGGCCCGCGCAGGCTGTCGGGGTCGTCAGCGGCGAACACCTGTGCAATTGCGCCGTTGGGCCAGACGAGTTGATTGCGAGATACCTCGAAGCTTGGGCGCTCGGCGGCGTGGTGGACCGACAAAAGGCCCGACACACCTTCGATCATTATGCTGCGGACCTGGCCGATCGTCTCACCGACCAGGGCGATGCGATGGGCACGCTGCACACTGTACGGGGCGCCCACCGCACGCGATCGTATCCATTCGGCGCCGGTGCGTGTCTTGCCCGCGCCTCGCCCACCGAGCACGAGCCAAGTGCGCCAGGACGCGCCGGACACTGTTGCCTGCGGCGCCAGCTGATCGTCGCGCGCCCAACACTCCCAGGTGTAGCCGAGCCTAGCGACCTCTTGATCTGTAAGAGAACGCAGCGCGGCGCGGCGAACGTCATCCGGCAGGCGGGATAATGCGAGCAAGACGCTCCGCAATCTCTCGCCGGAAGCGCTCCGCCTCGGCGAACAGCTCGGCGTCGGCGGCGTTGGCGGGCTGCCCTCTTGTGACGCGATCGAGGTCAGCTTGCATCTCCTTCACCTGCGCGATGTTCTTGATGATCGTGCCGAAGGCGCGCGTGTCGCGTTCATGGTCGGCAGAAGGAAGATCGCTGCCTTTGTCGAGGTTGGTCATCTGGGCTTCCATGCGGCGCTCCATCAGACGGAGCTTGGTGTCCATGGCCTTGTAGAGGCGCTTGATCAGCTGGCGGCGGCCGACCACAGAATTGCTCCGCAGGAGGGCAGAGCGAGGCAGTCGCGCGGTGGCGCGCGGCGCTGCCCACCCATCGGCCTCGGCATGGCGCCGGACCGTTTCCCTGTGTACTCCGAGACGCGCCGCGATCTCAGTGATCGCGATCCCGTCGGCTTCGCGCAGCCGGCGAGCCTCCGCCCATTGTTTCTGGGTGAGCTGCACGGCACGCGTTCCGGTGGGGTTTTGGTTGGAAGGGCGAGCCGGAGGCTCAAGCGCAAGTGTCGAGTTATAGCGTTTT